GTCTGTAAATAACTCCTTTAGATCCATAAGTTGCAATAGCGTCATCTCCGATAGTAGTTGATAAAATCAATTCACCGCCAATAAGTTTTGAAGTTCCAAAATCATTATTCCCATCCGCTGCGCCCTCAATAAACACACCGGCTCCACCATCAGTTTCTGCAAACTCTCCTAGTTCCATTGAACCAGCAAAATTGCCACCAGTAACAAGATTGTCTCCAGAAATTGCCCACCCAGCAATTTGACCAGCTGTTGCAGTAACTGTTCCTGTTAATTCCAAATTTGTGCCATTGTAGAACATAACATTATTTGCTGCGCCAACAGAAAATGTTCCATCGGAGTTCCAATAATTTAAAGCATTAATAAATATAGAATTAGCGGTAATTTGTCCTCTAATTACAGCAATATCAAATTCAGCAAAACCGTTACCATGAATAGCCCACCCAGAAGTATTGGCAACGTAATTATTACTTTGAATTATATTATTAACTAAAACAATGTTAGCTGACAATTCTTCTGCGGTTACAGCACCAGCGGCAATGTTGACAGATTGGACTGAGTTTGGACCAAGACGCACTCCGGCTGGTCCTAAAATGTCTGTTGTTATAAAATTAGATATTACTGTTTTAAGATTATCAAAATTTCTTTGCTGCGTTATTTGGCGCTGGGAACTGCCTATTTTGCCAACAACAAAATCATAAATTGAATATTTATCTACATCTATTAAAGAAGATGATACGCCATCATGATTATGACCGCCCTGAAAGAATAAAATTGTGTTTTCAGATGTTCCTTTTGAAAACGGCATTAAATTACCTTCCTTATTACTAATGATTGAGATACAGTCGAATCATATGTAAAATCTGTACTAATAACCCAATAATCTCCATTAATTATATCAAAAGAATTTAAAGAAGCAATTCTTATTCTATCTCCAAGTTGCAATTTTGGTATTGGCAATATATTTAAATTTATAATAGGCACAGGATCTGACATTTTATTAATAATAAAATTGGCTAAATTTTGAGCATGTGTTAAATCAGTAATAAATTCATTTTCTATTATTATCTCTTTAAGACCATATTTTCTTATATTGTCATCCAATACCGCCTTTTGCTCTTTAACATCACCTGTTTTATCAGTTACAACAACTGGAATCCCAGCAATGCCAGCAAAATGTTTTTCTCCGGTTAGTGGGTTTTCTCCCTCAATATAAACAATATCCCCATTGACTGTGTTATTGGAGGCAGCTAATATCAATTTAGCACCAAACGATGTTGGATTGTATTTAATCAATTCTATTTTTGGAGGATAAACATTACTCATATTTGTAATTAGCGGGTTTTCAACCTTAAAAGCCGGAGCTTTGTCATACAATAAATCATAGTTCTTTACTTCTCTAACTAAAGTATTAGCATTATGCGAAGCAACGGCTGTATCAAACATGCCGCGCTCTAAAGTTAAAAATGAATTACTCGTTGTATTGCCATATTTAATGATTTCATTATTAATTTTAAGATAACCAGATTTTGCAAAATAAGGGTTATCTGTTGACAAAACATTTATAGATGTATCGCTATTGGAAAATAAACTTGATAATTGTGTAACCCCAAGTGTTGTTGGATCTTCAGCTCTCCAAAGACTTTGTTTACTAATTAAGTTATTAGCAACACCATTAATTTTTACAACAACTTTATTTGTTTGTAATTGCACATTGTAACTTGCATCAATAATGTTTTCTGTGCCCGACAATTGATACTGAACATTTGCATGTTGATCTATTGAAGACTCAAAGAGTCTATTAAAGTGCTCATACTGAGCTATATTATTTTCGTCTATATAAAATCTGCCCAAATCGGCTAAACTTATATTGTCAATTATTGCTTGAATAGAAGAATCATTCCCGTATATAAATGGCATAATTCTTACTTCCCTCATTTGAGTTTCAATATAATTATTTTTAACTTCACTAGAAGTAAATTCTTTATTATGAATTACAAACTCATCAATATAAAAACTTCTTTTTACTGCCGGCGCAACTTCAACACCGCTTGAAAAACCGGCTCCCCTTCCACCAAAAGTTAAATCTTTGTTTGCAAAAGAAACTAAATTACCCGATGTTGTAACAGTGTTAGATAAATTACCATTAATATAATATTTTAAAACATTATTTTTATATGTGACAACAAGATGATTAAAAATTGAACTAGACAGGGCAGTGTTGCTGCTTATGGTTTGAATTCCAGAACTTGATACAAACTTAAACCCATTAGATGAATTAGAATTAAAAAACTCAAAACCAGAATTTGGAGCAGCGTTACTCCAATTGCTAATATACTCACCATCGTTAGCAAAACTTCCGTTATGAAATTTTGAAAATATTTGAATAGTAAATTCGCCAGTATACAAAGACGACCCTGTATCAAAAATATTATAAGATATATGATACGGAGTTCTTAAATATGAGTTGGATGACAATAAAATACTTTTACTATTGCTGTCCGAAACAACGCCACTGGGCTCAGATATAGCAACATTCCCTAAATATATTGCATCATTTCTTCTAGCGGATCTTTCAATTATATTGACATTGGCTGTGGGGGTCCATGAATTTGATGCAAATGTTAGATATGTATGATCATTTTTAACACCAATTTTATCATTAACCACCATTGTATAGCATTCATTTGCATATATGTCGTCTTGATTCCCATTAAATGTTCTACCAAGAGATATTTGAAACGGCTCCCCAGCAACATAATTTTGTGTAAAAAACTCAATTCTTAACTCATAGGCTCTACCAGCAGTTAATGCAAATTCACTTGAAGTAAAAGTAACTGTTGAATTTGAACCAGAATCAACCAGTCTCCATTCATTTATAATTAATATTTTATTTAAAAAAACTCGGCACCCGCCTTTATTAATTGATAATAATATTTCGTAATCACCGGTTGCGCTGGGGACATAATACCCATCAAATACGCCATTGAAATATTCATTTACTACTACTGAATTTTTATCAGTAAATTGACCAGATACAAAATCAAGAGCGAGTTGATTATTGGAAGATATAGCAGATGTTGTAGTGGTTAATGAAGGACTAATATAAGCTTTAACATCAAGAGCTTTTTCATATATAGTTAACTCTCTATCATTTGCATCTAATTGAATATCGTGAACCGAATACAAATTAGAAGATGGTGCTTGAACAAATCTTGCTCGCAAAGATGTTGAAACAATTTTTTGAGAATTGGCTCTGTCTATGCTATTTTCATCAAATCCATAATGCAAAATAGCATTGTTCTTTTTATAACTTTTTGAAGGATAGCATAAATATTTAATATCTTTTTTAGGGAAATTTGTCATTAACAATAAATGCTCAACAGCCTCTGCAACAGTAGAGTCCTGAAGCAAAAACCCTTTTGTCAACATTTTTTCATTATTAAATTTACTTCTATCTGTTAGATTTGCGGTAACATTCATGCTTGACGATGCCGCCTGCCATTCATCAATATAAAAAACACCATACGGCACATATTCATAAATATCAAATTTAATTATAGAATTGGAACTATGGGCTCTTGCGAGAGTATTCCCGACCCCTCTTTCTATAATGTTAAAAGAATTATTATTACCTTTACTTGCAATAACTATTTCTTGATTAACACTATCTGGCTCTATTGTAAGTAAATAATAGTCCCCGCTTCCGCCGGTTGGAAAATCATTTACACTATTTACTGTCCAAACATTAGCATTGGCGGCAACATTGGCAGAAAGAGTAGCTTGTACAAATTGAGTGTTATGGTAATGTATTTGCCATCCGGCGTGAACATGCACGGCAAGATCTTTTTTCATATATTTACCAAAAAGAGAACTTGAACTAAATAAATTAAATTCTTTTCCAGTGTTGTCAAATGTAATTGAAGATGTATTACTCCCACTGCCGGCAATTGGTAAACTTGTTTCGTGTACATCTCTTACTTTTGACACACCAAAGTTCATTACATAGTCAGTCATGTCAAGACGATAAATTGGAGCAACTTCATTAATTCTTGCATAATCTAATGGATTTTTTGTTGTATAAATTGTTAAAACAATTTTATTAATATCATTTGTGTTTATATTATAAAGATAATGTTGAAAAAAATAATTATTTTCTGGAATTACGCCATTTTCATCATGTACAAGATTAACCGTATTATTATATGCTTTGATATTATAACTTTTTATTTGACCATTATATTCTGAAGTTATTACTTTAATTATATTAATTTTTCTTTCTGTAAAAACATATGTTAAAACAACTGGGGTTGTAAATTCATAGCCACTAAATGTTGCATGCAAGGAGTTTGTGCTTTTAACAGATGATTGATATCCAAATTCATAGTTTTCTTCTTTGGTTGGGGGTAGACAATGCCATTGGCCATTGGCTGTAATTACATCGCCATTTATGTCTTTTGCATCGCACACAGCCCAAGTAAATGACTGTCGTTCTACGCCATTTATTGATTCATTTGGAGTAAAGTAAAAATCAGCCCCTCTAGATCTATTGATTAATATTTCATTGGCAGACAATGTTCTGCCGTTAGCCAACATCCCGGTTACATTAAGATTTACTGTATTTTCCGTAATTTGAGAATTGGTATAATTGCTTGTTGCAATATCAGTATTATTAAATTTATCAACATGACGACTATCTAACCAATCAATTAATATAAGAGGCTTAACGCTTTGAGCAATGCCATTAATAGCATTATTAAAAGATGTTGATATTTGTTTATTATATAAGCCGTATTGAAGCATTTAAACCTCTTCTAAGCTCATTGAGCAGTCCCAGAAATACACATCATTATTTAAATCTCTCCTAATTAGTGTTTCATTATAATTTTTTACCAATACATTATAACTTGTTTCTGTATATGGGGTTGTGCCAGATTCATCTAAATTAATAATTTTTAACACATGCCCTCTTGGGTCAGATGCTATTTGATGAATAAAATCGCGCCCACGTTGATTATCTACAGTATAATTTATTGAATTTGGCAACCAAGACCAAGACAAATTAAATGTTCTTCGCCCAGATCTATTTTGGGATTTATAATACCTATTTTTTCTATTATTCCAATTTGTATTTTCAACAAAAATTGGTTCTACGCTCATGTCTAATTGCCTATTATGATTTGTTAATGGCTTGCCATCAATCATAATTAATGTCCTAAATACTGAAGAAGCAGTTGCTGCATTAATATTTTGAAACACAATAAACGGCTGAACAGACATGGCTCCAAAATTTTGAAGCACAATATTAATATTTGTAAGAATTATCTTACTACCCGTAGTCATTGACACTGTGGCAGAAAGCGATGCAGAAGCAGTTACTACTCTAAATGTTATTGCAACAACATCTGTTGACGCTGTAGCGCTTAAATTAATTGTAGCAAATGTTGTCTTGGTAGCGGAAACAACAACACCGCTTTCAATGTTTTGATTTGACCCAGCAAATGCAGTTTTTAAAGCATTTACTGTTACATTTGATTCAATTAATAAATTTGATTCAATGAGAATGACAGCATCTGAGGTATTAAAATCAATACCTGAATTTAATGGCTCTGAAAATGAATAGTAGCTAAATTGACCCGGCATATTATCGCTCCGTCAATGTCACAGAGACATCGTAATAAACACAGTTAGTTGTTAAATCCCGTCTTAACAAGGCTTCACTGTATGAATCAAGATAGCAATCATAATTAATAAAACCGCCGTCTGGTTCTAACTCAATTGCAACAGAAACATAGTTAGAGGTATTTGCAATACTAAATAGAAAATCACGAGCAGCTCTGTTGTCTACAGTTTTGTTTGCTAAATTTGGCAAATATGACCATGTTAAATTAAATTTTTTTTTATTTTTTGTATAAAATCTTCTTCTATGACCAGAAGCCAAATCTACATCGTTTGCAGATATTTCTTCGTCAATGCTAAGTTTTCTATTGTGGGCAGTTATTTCTGTATTATTAATTGTTAATAAATTAACTATTGTCATCACAGACCCCTGTTAATCCCATTATAAGAATTTATTACACGATTTTCAAGACCAGCAGTTTTTTGATTTCTTGGTAAAATCTTGGTGTTGTAAGTTTTCATCATTGAATTAAACCACTCTGGTTCTCCAATAAAGTTATCAACATAAATATTTACATTTTGTGTAGAAGAAGTAGTTCCACTTGGGGAAACGGCGTTGCTAATTCTCATATTTGGCATATTAATATTAGGCACACTAGGCATTGTTGGCATATTTGGTTTTGACAATCGCATTGCATTCAAACGATCTAGAACATCTGTTCCAATTCTTTGAACCGCTTTATGATTAATTACATACTCTCCACCGTGTAAGATCGCTGGAATCCCCTGTTGAGCCGGTCCATATGTCATACCGCCAGCACCGTACATCATTCCACCCTTCATGTATGCCATTCCACCACTCATATACGAACCAACTTTTCCACCACTGTAGAGTGTTGGGAGATATGGAAGTTTAATAAAATCAGAAACTTTCTTACCACCAATCACTGGCACAGGTATATTTAATATTGTTTTTGGAAATGCAAAATTACCAAGAAGACCCACTACTCTGTTAAACAAACCTGCTATGCTATTTAAAATTGTCTTAAATACATTTGGAATTGCACTTATTGCTGCAGAAATAAAGTCAATTGCACCGCCAATTACAGTTCTAATAAAGCCGCCAATATTTTCAATAATAGGCTTTACGAAATCATATACATTTTGGAAAGCATTTTTTAATCCATTCCAAACATCTATAACTTTTTCAATAGCAAACTGAATCCCGGTTTTTATGAATTCACCTAATTTCTGTAATATTGGGTACACATTTTCCCACATTGATTTAATTCCGTCCCAAACTTTTTTCACCGCTGTGGCAATAGCATCCCATGCAAACTTAATACCGGTCCACAACCAATCCCACAGTTGGCTTAAAATGGGCAGTAACCAACTCCACACTCTCTTAAAAAGTTCCCAGTAAAAAACTAGACCTTCAGTTATTTCATCCCATGCAAATTTAATACCAGTCCACAACCAATCCCACAGTTGACTTAATACTGGCTCCAGGAATCTCCACCAATTTTGAGTTGCATTCCACAAAGTCTCTACAGCAATTTTTATGCCTTCCCATGCTAGTTTAATTCCATTCCATAACCACTCCCACAATTGACTTAATATAGGACCAACAATACCCCAGCCAAATGTAATTACATCCCATACAAACCCAATAGCAGCTGTAATAGCATTCCATGCATTAACAAATGATGTTGCAATCCAATCGGCTAATACTTTTAGACCTTCCCATATTATAGGAACAATATTTTGCAAATAGTCCCAACAGGTACTAGCGGCTGTTTTTATTACATCCCAAACAAAAGTAAATACAGTACCTAACCAACCCGCAACTGTTTTAATTGTATTCCACCATATATTGACATACGATTTAATAGCATCCCAGCAAAAACCAGCTGCTTTTTGTATTACATCCCAAATAACTGTGAATACAGTGCCTAACCAGCCAGCAACTGTTTTAATTATGGTCCACCATGTATCAACATAAGCCTTAATAGCATCCCAACAAAGAGCGGCTGCTTTTTTTATTACATCCCAAATTACAACAAAAGCATTGGAAAGAAACGACCACACTATTTTTATTGCTTTATATGCAACAACAGCGCCTGCTATTAACAATAACCACAAAGATCCAACATTCTCATGCCACCAATCAACAAATTTCTTAACTATACTATAAATTGTATCCCATACAGCAACAAGTAAATCTTTCATAAATGTAAATGCTTTGACAACAACATTGTAAATAAAGACCGCTAAATCTGCCAAAGCACCAGCAACTTTTTTAATCACATACCAAGTTGATTCAAGAGCAATCTTAACACCCCATGTAGCAATAATTGCCGCAACCAACCCTAACATAGCAGCTAATCTTAAGAACCAATTAACAACTGGATTTTCAGCAATTTTCTTAATTACTTCAAAGAATAATTTAAAGGGCGCTAACACAAGTGTAAGAATAAAAGATCCTATTGTGGAAAACACCCCAAGTACAGGTTCAAATGCTTGTTTAATAAAATCAAATACATTTGAAACAACATCTTTAATATTTCCAAATACTTTAGATATTGGTTCTAAAATTTTAGGGACATTAATTGACAGCCAATCAAACGGACCTTTTGCAAAACCCAATATAGCACCAAAAACAGATTTGAATATATTAAACAGCACCACAAAGATAGCGCCAATAATTTTTATGGTTCCACCAATAACTCCATAGAAAGTATCAAAAGTTGTAGTGATAATGGCAGTTATTATTTTGACTACTGATGTAGCTAGATTAATTATAAATTCAATAACACCAAAGACCGGTTTTTTAATTTTATCAAGAACAGTCGCAACAACAGCCAGCGCACCCATGAAAGCCCAAATAATGCCAGCAATAATTCCACCGATTGCTTTAACAATTGGACCAAACACCGAAATAGCAATAGATTTTATTCCATCAAAAATTGCAAAACCAAGATCCATTACTGGTTTTTTAAGGGCATTAAAACCGTCTTTAAGGAAATTAAATAATTTTTTGAATGTATCATTAACCATGTTTCTAAATGATTCAAATTTCAAATACATGTAAATGAAAACTCCAGCAATAATACCAATTATTCCAGTGACCATGGCTCCAGTTGAAGTACCAAGAAGGAAAATAGCAATTCTTGCAGTTTGAATCGCACTGCCAATCTTGGAAAACCCAGATGCAATTGCTCCAAAAATTAATTTAAGAACACCAAGTCCGGCAATAACACCAACGGCTCCGAGGATTGCTGTTTTAACAGGACCCAAGGCTTCGGCTAGTTTTTTTGCACCATCTATCATGCTTCCAAAAAATGAAGAATCTTTTTCATCAGCCTTCAGGGATGCTGTTATGCCTGTAAGCGGTCTTCTAGCAAGATGCTCTCCAGATTTTGGATCAACCAAATATTTATCAGCTGCACTGCCAACGTTAGGTTTTGGCTTTTCTTTATCCGCACCGCCGCCGCTATCAGCGTTCGATCTGATTGCTTCAATCCTTGAAATTTGTTTTGCAAGTTTTTCAAGTTCTGGGAATAAATTATTATAATCAGCACCCATGCCAGCAAAAAGTTTTTTAAATTCGTCATACAAAGTTCCTTTAAGACCAACAAGTTGGCGTTTCATTTCGTTAATCATTGCTTCTATTGCTGACCTACCAGCTTCAATCCAAACTGCATCAACATTAACCGCTCCAATAATGCTTGTTACTTTTGAAACAAATGGTGTAACTGATTGATTAATTACTCCATCGCTAAATGCTGTTTTAAACGCATCCGGCATTCCATTAGCCATTGCATACGCTGCGCCAAGAATTGATTCAGCGTTAGCCGTACCAATCGTGGCGCCAAAGCTTTGCTTGGCTTGATCAACAAGAGTTTTCATTGTCATACTAAACATTCCAATTGATGGGTCGGTAGACGCTCTAATTGCAGACGGTAATCCATTCATTGTTTTAACAAACACATCGTTAAGTTCTGACGAGAAACCCTCGCCGGCTTTAGCAATTTCTTTCAATAATGCGTTAAATTCTTCTTTTGTTGAAAAACCTTTATTAAGAATTTTTTCAATATTAATATCAAATTGTTTTTGCATTTCATTAAATGTTTTTTCAAGAACTTCTTTTTCACGATTAATTACTGCAATTGCATTAGATCTTTGTTTCTCTTGCAAAGTTTTTGTTCTATCTGTATCTAAATCTTTAATTTCTTTTTCAGCATCTTTATCTGTTTTTCTAAACGCAAGATCTAATGATCGGACATCCTCAGATCTCCCTTCGTATTTAGCAATAGCCCTTTCTCTTAAATAATTTTCTTTATTAAGAGTTTTTGCCAAAATCATTTCACGGCGCTTTTGCTCGTATTCCATTTTTGCAGTTAATTCTTCTTCGGCTTGTGCCAGCGCTTCAATTGCTGCTATTTGAGTATCCAGGGCTTTTAATGCCTCTTCTTTTTGTATATCAATAGCTTCTTTGTATTTGTCTACAATTCTATTAATTTCTTCATCAGCTTTTCCAAAGAAAGCTGATGTGAAATTTTCTTTAACTTCAAGCATTTTATTTTTTATACCCTTGGCAATCGCTGAGCCCAAGGTTTCACCAGCAGAAGTACCTGCCGTGGGAGGTTTAACACTGCCACGAAGGGCTTTATCTAAAGATTGTTTAACATCATCTGGATCGTCTAATTGCTTTACCAAAGCTGCATTTACATCCGCCCCTATTTCTTCTCCGTATTTTTTAGCAATACTGCTCTTAATGCTCCCAAGGAATTCTTTTTCCATATATCTAGCCCCACGAGCCATTCCTTGAGCCATTCCTATTCCAATGAATGTTGATGCTTCGCCCACTTTTTCTTTAATTTTGCCTACTTTACTTTCCAACAGTGTTGCTGCTCCAGCAGCGGCAAGTAACCCTGTGCCAATTCCAACTATCGGAAGACCGGCCCCGCCAAGAAGTGTAGTAACGCCACCTACGCCAACAAGTATTGAACCAAAAAACAATGCAACTTCTTTGCCAAAATTCATAATGTACATAAATGCGTCAATTGTTGCATTTGCAACAGCTTCTATCATCTTTACAAGAACTGGACCAAGTGCAGCTGATACAACAGCAAGAAAAGCAAATATTTTTTGCATTATACTTACGACTTCATAACCAATAGACAATAAAAACCCTTTGAAATTTGAAGCGGCTGTGCCATCCATTTTAAATGCACCTTTAATTGCTCGCCCTAGTAATATAAATCTATTTATAACTCTTGTTAATATTGGCACCATTACATTGTTTATATATCGCAAACCAGTGCTACGAGCAAAATTGTTAAATCCAGTTGCAACAAACTTTACTGCTCTTGAAATATTGTATAAAGCACCTGAAGCTTCTTCGGCTCCACTTGCTGCTTTACCAATATTTCCAAATTTATTTATTAAAGCCATAAATGGTTGTGAAAGTTTTACAACTGCTTCTTTAATCAAAACCCATGCTTCTTTAAAGTTTTTCAGAGCAGGAGCGCTATTCCCAAGA